CAGGCTTCATGGAAGAAGATCAGACGTGGCGAGAATTCGCTGACGTCAAGCCAGTTTCCGACTTCAAGACTCACACAAGCTATCGAATGCTTGATGACATGGAGTATGAGCAGCTCGGACCAAATGGTGAGATTCGCCATGGTAAAGTTGGGGAGGAAACCTTCGAGCGATCAGCCGACACCTTTGCAAAGATGTTCGCCTTGACTCGAAAGATGATCATCAACGACGACCTCGGCGCGTTTGATGACCTGCGAACACGATTGGGACGTGGGGCTTCTCGCAAGTTCCGTAAGTTGTTCTGGTCAACGTTCATCAACAACAGTGCGTTCTTCACAAGCACTCGGACGAACTATATCACCGGTGCGACCACGAACCTGCTGATTGACGGCGTTGGCCTGCAGGCCGGTATCACTGCATACCGCAAGCTGAAGAGCACCGACAAGAAGCAAGTCGGAACGGGTGCAACGTCTCTCGGGGCTCCGAAGAAGTTGCTCGTGCCGCCTGAACTCGAATTCGTAGCTCAGAAGTTGTATGTCAGCGGAAACCTGTCAACCGTTCAGGATGACAACATCCACCGCAACAAGTACGTGCCTTACGTGGTTAACGAACTGAGCGACAGCGACTACACCGGTTACTCAGCTACGGCGTGGTATCTGTTTGGCGAAATGCTCAAGCCGGTTGTCGTGAGCTTCCTAAATGGTCAGGAAAACCCAACGGTCGAATCAGCTGACGCTGACTTCAGCACGCTGGGCGTTCAATTCCGCGGCTATCACGACTTTGGCGTTGACTTCGCCGAATGGCTTGCGGGTGTGAAGAGCAAAGGCGCGGCGTAATTCCTGCCGCAGTTCGCTGACGTATCTTTCAAGTTCAAATTCAAGTCATTCGGAGAATATAAATGGGACTCAACCTTCCAACAGAACGTGTAGCCAGTGACGAAAAGCTGTCCTACACAGCAGGTTCAGCGGTAACAGCTGGAACTCCAATTCTGACGTCTATTGGCGTCGTTGGAATTCCGGCCAATGATATCGCTGCCGGGGATACTGATGAGCTGGATGTTTGCGGACGGTTTCGAGCGTGGGGCGTAGCGTCTCAGGCTTGGGTCGTTGGCGATCGAATTGGCTGGGATGCAAACGGCGACCCGCTGAACGGAACGGCCGGAGCCGGGGCCTACACCAAAACTGTCACCGATTGGGATTTTGCCGTCGGTACAGTTGTCGAAGCAAAAGGTGCGTCAACTGAGATGGGCGTGTTCCTTCTCGACGAACCTGCTGCAATCTTCATCCCATCCGGTGCTCAGCAATCGCTGAGTGGAGCCGGGGCCGTCAACGTGACGGCATACTCAACGGCGTGGACAAGCGGTGGGGCAGTTGCGGGAACACTGGCAAACGGAACACGGGTTGGCCAGTTGAAGGAGATTCTCCTGACTGTGGCCGGCGGAACAGGCACGCTGACTCCGGCAACGGCATCAGGATTCACCACGATCGCATTCTCTGTCGTTGGTGACATGGTTCTTCTGCAGTGGACTGCTGCTGGCTGGATTATTCTGAAGCGATGCAACGTCGCAACAGGTGCCATTACAACCCCAGTCGCTGCGTAAGGCTGACAAATGGCTTCGCGTTTCGAATCACGATTTCAGGATATCGCAGTGCCCAGATTATTCGATCAGTTTGGGCACTCGGTAGACCTGATAAGTGCTGACGATGCGACGGAGTATCGAATCGATGCCATGGTGTCGATGGATCCTGTTGGAACTGAAGAAGGATTTTCGGATGTCCAAGGGAACGTCACCGTCAAGACTGCTGATTTTCTTCGATGTGTTGAAACGATCGCATCAGCTGCGAAGTGCCGGCACAAAGGAAAGATCTTCGATGTGTACGGTGAAGCAACTGAGCAGTGTGGCCTGACAGTGTTCAACATTCGCCGGAAGCACACTGAGCAGGCCAACACGAACCTTTATGACCTGAGCGGAAATCAGACGCTTTGGCAGGAATGAAATGGCCGGAGAAACTCTTCTCACTGACATGATGCAGCAGATGCTGGCGGCCACTTCGGAAGCCGTTGGCTCTGGGGCCAGGTTGTTTGAAAAGATTCTCCGGTCACATACTCCATCAACCAGAACTAAGACACGACGTTACACAACGTCGATCCATCGCAAGGGCGAACTGCAAGCGGTGGCCGGGGTGATCTTCCCGGCAAACTCGCGATACGAAACATCAGGAACGGACACGCGAAAGCGAGTCGAAAGAGTCTATCGAGAGGACTCAAAACTAATTCTCGAACACATCGCCAGTCAGATGACTTCAGCGGTTGAAAACCAGCCGTCCACGAAAATTGAAATACGAAAGGGTTAGCCATGCCACTGGTATCAAAGGGCACAGTTCTTCAGATGGACGTTGCGGGATCGCTGGCGGCAATCGCAGAAGTGATTTCGGTGGAAATCTCTGGTGCTAAGTCGGAGACATACGACGGAACAACGCTGAGTCAGTCTGCAAGCGGAATGGTTCGCTTGGCAAACGGGTATTCAACGCCGCCGGACATCTCGGCAGAGCTGTTCTGGTTGCCAACAAATTCCGGCCATCAGGCCATTACTGACGAGATCACGACACCAACGGTGGCGGCGGCAAGTCAGCTTGATGGCAAAATCTTGTATGCGGATTCTCCAGCAACCGAGCTGCCATACAAGATCGCTGGTATCGAGGTTGGGCAAACCATCAACAAAGATGACGGCGTGAAGGCTAACGTCACATTTACTCTCAACGGTCAGCCAACATGGCCTACCTAATCTGAGGTGATCCCTTGAAAGTTAAAGTTACATTCGAGCATGAGGCCAGCTCGCAGGCTCCCGAAGGTACGTTCATTCTGCGTGATGCAATTGTGAACGGACTGCCAGTCAAAAAGCGGATCCGCGAAGTTGGCCGCATTCTCGAAGGGCCGGAAGTGTATCGGCTTGTCGGGTGCGGAATTGCAGAGCCTGCCGACGAGGAATGCGCGGCGTTGTTTACCGCAGATCAAATCGCAAAAGCCAAGGCTACCGGACATCCAATGCTGATGAACCAACTGGCTGAACGAGTCGCCGAAGAAAAAGACGCGGCCATGGTGGCCGAGATTGCTGGCGACGACGACCACGAGGATTGATTGAGATGGTGAGAGTCAGAACGACATCTGAACTGTTCTGCGAACTTCGGAAGATCATCCCAGAGATTCCGGAGAAGACTCGCAGCCTGATACTTCAGATGTCTCATGACTCTGTTCCTCTCATCAAGTGTGAGTTCTTCGTATCTGGCGAAGGCTCCTCGGAACTTTTGAGTAAAACGTTTGAATTGATTGAAAAGGAACCCAATGTCACTGAATGTCCGCGAGCTGTTGCTAAAGCCACTTGAAACGCCGACGGAAGTCGTACCACTCCCGGAACTTGGCGAGGGTGTTTCCGTCACCGTCAAAGGCATGAACGCGAAAGAAAAAGGCGCGTTCGATATGCAGTTTGTCAAGAAGGGCGAACATGACGTTGCCCGTCAACGGCAGATGCGGGAACGAATGCTCGTGGCTTGCTGCATCGACGACAGCGGAAACCGATTGTTTGCACCGGAAGACGTAGCAGCGTTGGGCCTGCAAAGCGTGTTCATCATCGACCGGATTTTCTCTGCTTGTCAGCGTGTCAACGGCGACAGTGACAAGGACGAAGCGGAAAAAAAATCAGGGCCGACAGACGCTACCTGATTGCCTGCGAACTCGCAGAGATCTGGGGCGTTCCGTCGGTCGACAAACTTCTGGAATCAATGTCGCCAGGTGATCTTGATGTCTGGGTGGCCAAGGATGCAATCAGCCCGATCGGAAATGCCGGGGTTGTGGAATTACTGGCGGTCCTCGGGGCTGCAATGTTGTCGACGAAGGATGAACCGAAGACGCCGAACGACATCAAGAAAGCGTGCATCGTTCATGGTGTGAATTGGCGGCCGGATGAAGTGGAAGAAAAGCCGGCGACGGCTGCTCAAATTGGGGCACTGTTCGCCATGGCGGGAGTCAAATACTAATGGCAACCATCGGTGATCTTGTTGTTCGCGTTAGTGCGAACATGAAGGACTTCACAAATCCGATTGCCAAAGGGCAGGTTGCCCTGAATCACCTGACTCAGACCGCCAACAAAACTGTCAATGCAGTCAGCAACTTGAATACCCTGCGAATGGGGCCAGGGCTTGAAAACAGCCTGATTGATACTGCGGATTCGATGAGTGATCTGCAGGAAGCAACCATCGAGATCGACAAGAATCTCCGCACACTCGAGCAGACGCTTGATTTGACCGCATCCGGGGCCAGTGTACTCTCAGGCAGCATCAAGGTGGCGACTGGAACCAGCGGAATGATGGTCGCTTCGACTGCGGCTCTCTCCAAGGGGCTCACGTCTGCTCTGATCGGGGCAGTTGCTCTGAGACAGACCACAACGACGCTGGCCTATGCCTTTGGCTTGGCAGCCGATGGGGCCAGAGTTCTACTGATGCCGCTCCGCATGATCGCCAGTGCGTTCATGATGGTCGGTTCGCTGGCGATGAAGACGGCAAAACTGATCCTCGGGCCGTTCCGTCTTGTGTTCTCGGCCTTAAAGCTCGCGGCATCGGCGGCGTGGTCTCTGATTTCGCCGTTCATGGGGTTGGCCGGTGGCGCGGTTCGCCTTTACATCACGTTCAAAGCGTTCCAGCTGCAACTCAAGATTCTGTCGAAGCTGTTCAGTTTTCTCCCGCCAAAGGTCAAAGTGATCTTTGTGGCTCTCATGGGCCTCGGGGCGGCGTCCAGGGTGGCCGGAGCGGCTTTGGCATCGCTCGGAATAGTTGGGCGAGCAGCTGCGAAAGCCATCAGCATTCTGACGCTTCCGATCAGGGCTCTGATCAATCCGGTTGGAACTGCGGTTGCGGCAGTAAAGGTTCTCAACAGTACGCTGGAAAAGACCGCTCAGGTGAGCGTGAAAGCGGCATCAGCGGTCGGCAGCGGATTCATTGGCGGCATCAAGTCAATGGGTCGCTCTGTGGTCAATGCTGGCAAAGGCGTTATTGGCTTTGCCGCATCTGCCTTGCCATTTGCTGCACTTGGAGCACTGAAGCTCGCAGCCGATGCTGAAACGCTCGGGATCAAGCTCAAGGTTCTGACTGGAAGTGCGGACACCGCCAATCGTGTGATGTCAAAAATGGACGCTTTCGCAGCCGATACTCCATTCCAGAAGATGGAGATCGGCGAAGCGGTTCAAAAGCTCATTTCGTTCGGTTCGGCATCGGAAACCGTGTTCGATGAACTCCGCATGATCGGCGATATCGCGGCGGCCACAGGGACACCGATTGGCGAACTTTCTGAACTGTACGGCAAAGCTCAGGTTCAGGGCCGTTTGTTCGGTGAGGATATCAACCAGCTGACCGGCCGCGGGATCCCAATCGTTGCAGAGTTGGCGAAACAGTTCGGCGTTGCAGAAAGCCAGATCAAGGAACTCGTATCAGACGGAAAAGTCGGCTTCCCAGAGATGCAGAAGGCGATGCTGGCCATGGTCGGGCCTACTGGCAAGTTTGGCGGCATGATGTCGGAACTTGGAGGATCCACGACGGGCAAGTTCTCAACATTTGTTGACCGCGTTCTGCTGCTTGGGACTGCCATCGGTGAGCAGTTGCTGCCACACGCCAACAAGTTGCTGGACTGGGCATCTGGGATGGTTGGCAGCATCGATGGCGTTGGCACAGCGTTTTCCACAGCAACCAGTTTTGCCATGAAGTGGTTCACTGACACGCAGAATTTCCTCATTGATATCGGCACGATCGCAGGCGTGGTCGTCGGAAACTTTGACAACATTTGGCGCGGCGTGTTCGAGTCAATGGTGGAGTATGCTCGAGCGGCGTTCTCGTGGATCAAAGACAATTCCGAGATCATGTACAAGAACCTGAAGGCCAGCGCGGACAAAGCGATGGGGCTGGCCAATAACGTTGCAATGGCTCCGATGGAAATGCTGATGAATCCTTTTCAGGCTGGAAACATTGCGGCCGGACTCGGTGGGCAAGCAGGCGGGCTGGCAGGTGAAGTTATGCAAGGAGTTAAGCCGTTTGAAGCTCCAAAGCAGAACGAGAAGCTCGGCAACGTTCTCAAAGACATCGACGAAGCCTTGAGAATCAACGAAGCGAACCGGTCTGCTGCTGCAATGGCATCCGAAGCACAGAAAACCGACATCACAAAGCCTTCACCGCTCAACACGTCCTTCATCAAAGGCGGATCGACGGCAGACATGACAGGCGACAAAAACAAGGGCAAAGAACTGGCTGGAGCGACAAAGGCCGGAAGTCAGGAAGCCTATTCGCTACTGGCTCAGGCTTTCGTCCGGTCAAAAGATCCAGCAGTGAAGGCCACTCAGGAGCAAACCAAACAACTCATGAAGCCATTGACTCAGATGGCAGCAGCGGCGGTTGGTGGGCTCGGTGGATTCGGCGGCATGTTGCTCGTGGAGTCAATCTGATGATTCGAATCTATTCCACAGAAAAAATTATTGAGGACATCACCAGCTGGTCAGAAGCAAAGCGGGACACTGTGAAATTTGCTCGTGAGGAAGAAATCGACGGCGAAAAAAGGATATTCGCAGTCTATCCAAAAGGGACCGAGTTTTTCGGCAAGCAGGCAGATCAGCTGATTGCCCTGGGCAAAGCGAAGATCGTCGACGACACGCCACGGATTGAGAACGCTGAGGTGGCAGAATGACAATTGTCATGAATGGGGTGCTTCCGGAAACTCGTGAAGCGGCAAACGAAAAAGGAATTCGAACCTACTCAGAAACTTACTGGTTGACAACGAACCAGAAGACTGATGGAACGTATGAGGTTGGTTCTCATCCAGACCTTCCAACGATTGGTTCAGTTCATCACACCGACACCGGCGCTTGGTGCACAGCAGTTCGGCCAAAGTGCGTCTCTGGGTACGTGCATTTCCATGTGACCTGCACATTCTCAAGCGAACGTGAACTTGCTGAGGATCCGACCGATGAGCCAGCTTTGACGGAATGGGATGGCGAACAATTCCAGCGTCCTCTTGTGATCGACGAAGACGGCAATATCGTCTGCAACTCGGCCGGTGATCCGTTCGACCCTCCAGAAATGATTGATGACAGCCGGCTGATTTCAGTCACGACGAAGAATCTCGCGTCGGTCCCTGTGTGGATCATGGAATACAGCAATGCCGTGAACAGTGACGCGTTCACGCTTGATGGGTTTTCCGTTGCCATCGGTCAGGCAAAGATGCAGACACCAAAAGTATCTAAGCCGATGAGCCGAAACGGCACAACATACCGTGAGGTTCAAATCACGATTCATTACCGCGAAGAGGGCTGGGTATCTGATCTGACGGATGTCGGATTTCGTGAACGTGACGAGTATGGTGTTCTGAGAAACATCAAAGTCGAAAACAGTGATGGAGAACTGGAGGACGTCACAGCGCCTGTGCCTCTCGATGGTTCTGGCCATGCTCTTGATGATCCATCGCCGCTAAACAATGTCACGCTGCCGTTCCGTGGATATCGGCGATTGCCTTATTCTGTACTTCCCTTGGCATAGGTGACACATGGCTGAAAAAGGTGTCATCTTTGGAGAGACTGCTGCAAAGCAAATCGCAAAAACGGTTCGTGAGGTTTCACGCCGAACAGTTAACGAGATGCCACAGCGTGGCCGGTGGCATGGAAGGCGGGGCGGTTCGAGCGGCGGCGGTCACACGATCTGGTTCACGATCGATTCAGTCTTATGTCCTGAGACTGATTATGTTGCAGAGACGACGCTGGTGGTCACGGCAACATGGTACACGGCAGGATGCAACAAAATTCCGCCAGGAGCAAACGACGATGGAACATACAGCGTTTACGACCTGTGCAGTTATCTGCAGGGATTGACTCCAGCCGATCTCGTCAGTGGAACGGGACGTGCGACGTACCACTATCCGTTGACTGGGGATTGTGATCCTCGCTGGATTATCGATGATCTTTGCCCGCAACCGGAGTGTGATTGATGCCTCCGCGTTATCTCCGCAGGTCATCGCCAACACGGCTGCAACCATGTGCTGAGTTTACGGTCGAGGCTTGCGACACTGCCCCGGCAGATCAATGCTGTGGCGCGTTGCCTTGCAAGCTCTGCCTTGAGTGGGAGACCTACGAAGACGGAATTGCCCACGGCTCAGCGACATTTGCCGGAACATCATGGACGGGCACAGTCGGCGGTCATTCGTTCGTATCGTACTGGGAGCGGAATTACGACGGCGAATGCGAATACATTGTTACTCTCGACGGAGAAGAGGTTTATCGGGCGACGTGTTACGACGGGGCAAGCTGCCGAGATCCGGGTGGTGAAGTTGCGGTGTCAATTGGATACGAAGAAGGCACGTTGAGTTGGAGTGTTTACGAACCGCGCGAGCTTGTTCTCATCGACGATCCGAAAACAGGGTGCAGGGATTTCTTTTGCGGAACGTGTCGATGCACTTGTGAATGCCTTTGCGTGACGATTGTAGAACCTGACGGGAATGTCATCCGAGGAGAACTCTGCACGGCATCTTATCCGTGTGACGCTCCGG